AAAGGAACAGGGCATCGAGACAACTGTAGGCTCACTCGCGCAGAAGGTCAGCGTGATGCGTCGTAAGGAACGTGGTGCAACTGTAAAGGTTCCACGTCCCCGGCCTGCCAAGATGGACGTATCAGTCGAGATACTGGACAACGTGATTAAGGAACTACAGGACATGCGTGATTACGTCGTCGCGGTAACGAAAGAGAATGAGGTTCTCAAGTCGCGTATTGAGAAGTTCAAGAAAGTACTGGCGAGCGACTAATGGGAGCAACCTGCGCTACCGTACAGTGTCACAGCGGTGCTCCTGTACTGCTAATCATGTTCGTAATCTTTGTTGTCCTGCTAGTAGCGGACAGAATGAGTGAGCGATGACTGATTCTCCAACGATTCTTATACCGAAGAAGAACGTAATCTTTGACGCGACCGTACTAAGTAGTCTCATGTCGTGCGCTCGCTTCAATGACATACGCTTCAATTACACGCTCGTATCCACGAAGGGCAAGTCCAACAGCCTAGAGATTGGGAGCCTCATACATAAGGTGCTTGAAGTGTACTACAGGCACAAGATTGATGGGTTCCCACGCGCTCAGGCCATCGGTAATGCTCTTGCGGCTGGTCAGATGTTCATTCTTGGTTGCCAACACTGTGCAAACTTTACAGGTGAGGGCAAGCCGTCGTGTGGACATGACATTGACGAGTATCCGGGTATGACGAATACACCGGAACACAATGACAGGTTCATTGTAGGCTGGCGTTTCGCGTTGCAGACATGCGAGCAGTACTTCGAGTTCTACAAGAACGATTCATGGATTCCTCTTGCATGTGAGGAAGTACGCGGCGACGTTATCTATGAGGATGACGAAATCCGCGTCATGTGGAAGGCGAAGTTTGACCTCATCATTGATACGTCTGACGTTGGCATCATGTCAATGGACCATAAGACGTTCAAGCAGCGACGTGATAAGACTACACTGTCCAATCAGTTCTCAGGACACTGTGTATTGCTCAAGTCGCGTCGTGTAATGGTCAACAAGATTGGCCTACAGACTTCCATTAAGGACATTGCTGAGCGCCTTACACGCGAAATCGTGCCCTACTCGGCAGCGCGTTTGCATGAGTGGCAGTCAGAGATTGTCCCGTACTACGCATACAAGTATGTCCAGTTTAGTGAGTCTGGATACTGGCCTCCTAATTACACGCACTGTGACACTATGTATGGTCCGTGTCCATATAAGCAGGTGTGTGAGGCTGACCCTGGTATGCGTGAAGAAGTTCTACGCAATGAGTACACGAAGGCTCCCGTGTGGGACCCCCGTAATAAGGAGACTGAATAACATGACTGTGTGTGACTTGCTCGCAGCACTGAATGACTTGCCAGTAGACGCACTGGACAAGCACATCTACATCGACAATGACAGGGAACAGTTTGGTGAGATTGAGATTGAACCTGTAACCGAGTCATGTGATGACCCTACAATCATTGGTTACGTGATTGTGGAGAAGTCTAAGGAACCAGTACAGATGGTACTTCCGTTCAACAGGTCGTAGTCGTAAACCGTAGACACCTACTGAGGAGAGTGTCATGTCAGAGCATGTAATTCGTGAAGTTGACCGTAGCAAGTGGAAGCGTGGTGAGTGGGACAGCGAGCCTGACCGTGTAGATTTTGTACACGCGGGTTATGCTTGCTTCCTACTCCGTGGCCCTGTAGGTAGTTGGTGTGGGTATGTGGGCGTTCCCAATACTCATCCTGCGTATGGGGTTGAGTACAACAATTATGACCATCCTGTGTCGAACCTTGACGTACATGGTGGTCTTACCTACTCAGACAAGTGTGGTGGAGCCATCTGCCATGTTCCTGAGCCGGGTATGCCGGATGATGTGTGGTGGTTCGGTTTCGATACCGCTCATCACATGGACATTACCCCTATGGAATTTGGTTTCATGGGACATGGTACGTACAAGAATGTCGAGTACGTCACCAATGAAGTTCAGCATCTTGCTGACCAGTTGCAGGCATTGGAGAAGAAGTAATGCCTACAATGAGCGACGTTAATTTCGATAGCCTGTACTGCATGTTCAAGGGGGAGCCGGGTACTCGTAAGAGTACTCAAGCTCTCAGCTTCCCCGGACCACAGTTTTGGTTCTCATGGGACCGTAAGATGAACGGCATCTATTTGCCCATGAAGAAGTGGGGTTACGACCCTAAGACAATCGCGTATGAGGATTACGACGATTGGAATAAGCCTCGTACCAAGTTGGAACAGTTTCAGGTGAACTGTCCATACAAGACGCTGGTATTTGACAGCATCACGAGTATGGCTGACATGACATTGCGCCAGACG